GCTGAGTATATATAAAAACCGCAGTTGAATAGCCTACATTTGTAACAGTCACAGATATTGCTCCTCATTGTATTTATTTGTATAAAATTAAAATATAATTTCGGACGCCCGAATATAAATAAAATTTAATGATAGCAAATGACTTTCTTAAAAAATTGAGTGAAAATCACCCCTTTATCACCATAGTTTCCTTCGCAAATCAAGATTATGTAGGAATCATTCAAAATAGGGACGAGCAATGCACCTCTATCTATGACTACGGGTCAATAGTTAGTCAAGCCAATAAAGAATTATTTTTAAAACTTGGTGATGTTTGGTGGTGGGAAAGTAACCGTCAGATACCTATCAACATCTTTTTAAAAGAAGAATGGAATCCCTTTAGACCCTATCTTAAGACATTTAGTAATAAAAACCTTACTATAGTACACGGTCCTGTAGTATGTCTTAGCGAACTTAACAAAAGAAGAACAAAACGAAAAAGTATTACTTTAGTAAAACGTCTTACTTAATTTTTTTACGTCTTTTATTTTTTGCGTAATCCAGTGACACTGGGCCTACCCTAGTATCAAAACACACCCCGTCCAAATGATCTAATTCGTGCTGATAGACTCTTGCAATCAGTCCTTCTAATGTAGTTTCTACTATATTTCCATTTATATCTTGGTAACGGGCTTGTATTTGTTTATATCGGCTAACATGCAACCATAGATTTGGAAAACTTAAACAGCCTTCTAAATCGCGTATTGATTCACCGCCAGAAATTAATGTAGGATTTATACACACAAAAAGTTTATCACTATTACCCATGATAAACAATCTTTTAAGCACCCCTACTTGCGGCGACGCCAATCCTATGCCGTTGTTTTCAAACATGATCTTAGTCATTGACTTGACTAATTCTGTAGGGTCACCGTCAGTTGCAAAGTCATAGGGCTCTGCTACTTGCCGTAATAATTCATCACCTTCTTTTAATAAATTAATTTCCATTTAATAAATTCATATGCACTACCACAAGATGCGCGTAGGCAACTGCGTGTGACTTTTTAAAAGTATAAGTTCCTTCTTCACGATCCCATATCGTCTTTGCTACTTCATTCCATGTTCTACCAATCAGATGTTTTTTACCTGGTCTGATCACAGCAAGAAACATCGCAAGTCTTGGTATACTATTTACAGGTTCAGGCATTTTCTGTAAACTATTATAATGATTTCCTAAATGTATAAGTTGTTCAACAAATGCTGACTCATTTAACTTATTCCAATCAGGTTCTTTCATCAATTCAACTAAATGACTTTCATCACGTATTTGACTATAAACATGAACATTCAAAAAATCTAATTTAAAATATCCTCTTTGCTCAGCCAATTCATAATCTAACGATGACATTTGATTGACAGGATCATAAGGAATATTTGTTGGATATACACCTGTAGGATGTTTTTTAACTGCATCTTTACGTATTGACGCAGGTATGTGTTCTATAAGAGACAATAATTTATCTCTATCTGCAAAGTCAATATCAATATCGCTCTTAATCATCATAGTTAAAAGTATGCTCCAAATACATATCATCGTATCTAAAACAGTTTAAATCTGCTAATTGTATATAATTAGTAGTATTTAAATTATCCACAATAATATTTGCTAACATTCTATTATTATAACTGTTGATATGGCAATGTCTTACATCATTTTTTGTGTTTAATCTTTCATGTAATTTCTTGCTTGTTTCACTTTCATTTACCGATATCTCTAACAGACCAGTTAAGCAAGGTCCTACCGTTCCTTCAAAATTTATCAAAGGTGCATAGTTTAAGTTATCATAAAATTTTGTATTTTCAAAAGGAAACAAATTGATCAGATTAATCTTTGCATCTTTACAGCGTATATTAACTTCATTGAATATTTGCTGATATATAAATTTATTTAATTCATCATTATACATAAAGTCAAATGCTTGAACTAAAAATTTGGCTTTTTCTTGTAAATTTTCTGATAAGTATGGAACATCCTGTTCGTGTCTTACATTTGATAAACTTTGATACTTGTCCGATAATCCGTTCCATCTCATATAGTTCGTATAGCAAAAAACAATCGTATCATACTTAGTATAGGAATCTAAAAATTTAGTATAACTGTACCACAACGATGTTCCGGAACGTGCATTACATTCTACTTTAGATTGTAGAAATTCTCCCAACCAAAGACCCCAAGGCAAAACTTTCTTTTCTCTACTATGTGTTGTAGAAGGATTTAAGTCCGCAAAACTGTCACCAAAAATTCCTATCATTGCCATGCTAATAAAAATAATATTTCTTTTTGCTCGTCTTTTATTTCAACATAAACTTTTGGAGGATTACCTGCTATTCGCAATACCCAACTTTCAGTATCTTTGCTACGCCATTCTACAAACTGACTGACGCTGCTGCTATTATATTTTTGTTTATCTTTAGTAAAGCTTTCCTGAATATTTTCTTCAAGCCATTCTATCATACCTAAATAACCATTAGTACTAGGAAACATATGTCTCCTCATCTTGTAAGTCCTAATTTCCTATATGCTTCTTGAACAACAATAGCCTGACGTTCAGCATCTTCAACTGCTTTGTGGGTTGTTACATGCCCACCGTCTTTTAATTTAACACCGGCAATTTCGTAAAGAGTGCGTGTATCTCTAACTGTATAAAATGGCCAGGGTATAGGATTAGGCCTGTCAGTCAATGTCTGACGCATAGCCGTCTCACAAGCAACAACGTCAAAGGGTGCACCATGACTCCAAACTGCACGACGATTCCAACCAACCTGATACAATACCTCCATGCAATTTTTTAGAGACATTCTGTCCTTATCACCCATCGCTTCTTCTAATGCTTCCGGGCTTTGTGTACTCCACCAACGAATAGTATCGTCATTGATGATACGATTATATTGTTCTGTTTGATCTTCAATTGTCGGCCTCAGTTCCCATGATTCAACTATACCACTTCCATATGGATCAAATCTTACAATACCAATAGTCAATATGACACAATAAGGAGTTGTGTCAAGTGACTCTATATCAATCATTATATCATTAGCCATATTTCAATAAAAAGTATGTGTATTTCTTTTCGTCTATAATTCTGTAATCATCAGTAATACCGGTATTATTCATAATAGGTTCAAAGCCGTATGTGTCGGCTACCCACTGCATGAATTTTTCAGTATCACGATCTATGCCTTCTGTTTTATAATATTCCTCACGCATCAATACTAGTTTACCCCAGTATTGAAATCGCATCTTACGTTTATCGATCTCCGGGTCATCATCGTCATAGTCTTGAAAATTTTTACTGATGTTTGCCATTGCTTGTCCAGATATTATCTACTTTAGCAACATCACTCATTATAGTACGTTCAAGGTAATTTAACAATAGAGCCGGTCTAGATTTATCACTATTATTGGGCATACTGCTATGTAACACACGACAATTGTAAAGTAATAAACTGCCTTTGGGCATATCGTGTTGTTTACAATTTTCCATAAACCATCTATCAAATGTGCCTGTGTAACATTTATTGATTTCAAAGTCACGTTTTTGACTAAATGGGACTAGTCCAGTACTAGCATTTTCTTTTGTAACATCTTCCAAAGTAATGATACATTGGATGCCCAATAATCTTTTATCAAAATTCCACTGTTCAAATCTATGTGGTGTATCAACGTGAGGACTAAACCATTGGCTTTTAGGATTGATAGTTACAGTGTCCCCAGCATAGAAAGTAAGGGTAGGAAAATTATTATAAATTACTGGGTCTACTAGTTTTCTTATTTTTTTAAACTCATCAAAGTTTTCAACTGTTTGGCTCCACCAAACACTTATATCTTCAAGTTTTTTAATATCCTCATTCTCAGCATATACTTTTTTACTACTGCTAGCACGTACAGGTTTGAGTTGATTTAGAATCTTTTTATAATCAGCAATCAATACAGACGGGATGAATCCAGGTAAGATTTTATACCCGTCACCTTGTTCTAAGACTGTTTTAATATCCGCCTGCACGTAGTAACTCCTTAACTTCTGTTATAATATTTTTTTGCTTTTTAAATTTGATAGCCCATTGTTCTGGATTTATGTACTCAAGAATCATTTTTTGTTGTGTACTATCAAGTGCTTCCATAAATTTTATACCGCTTTCGCTTTGATAAAGCATCCACGGACTAATCTTCCCCTTTGTAATCTCATAGCAAATTTTATTTGCATTTCCAAAACGTAATACATCGCACGTTTTGATACCAAAGTGTTCAGCCAGTGCAACACATGTCTCAATACTACGTGCTATAGCGTCTAATGGATCTTCAGTTTTACAGTAGTCAATTAGAAATTTAGTATAAACACTATCACGATTCCAAGTATCAATACTTATTTGATTCTTAAGCAACCAATCTATATATCTTGATACGTTAATTACTTGAATGTCTAAACAGTAATTACCGAACTTTACAAATGCTCCATAGTAAGCACTTTTCATAAATTCCATATAGTCTTTTTTCTTTTTACTGCTATGCTTACCATAAAATTGTAGCCAAGAGTTGAATCCTATACGATTAGCAGGAGAATCTTTATCCTGCCATCTACGTTTAGGTACGCACATATGCTTTGCGATAGTTGTCTCTCGCAAGAATTCTTTATGGCAAAAGTCACATGTAAACTTAGTTTCCTGAATCACGAATATACTGCTCTAACTCTTCCAATGTAATTAACGATGCTAGTGTTTGTAAATCAGACATTTTACTGCTAGGATAAATGCTACTTAAAAAACTTATAAGATCACTATCATCTAACTTGTTTGCTTTTAAAAACTGATGGAATTGTTTACCATTACCCAACCCGCTAGCACAGAGCATTAGCCATTGCAACTTAGGATGCTTGCTTACGAACTCACTAAACAAGTGTGTATTGGCGAACTCATTTACACTTAGTACATGGTACTGCTGTAACGCAGCACTGCCCTTCATATTGCTCATCCAACGTACCATCATATAAGGACTAAACTTTTTTTGCTGTTCTTCGGTTAAACGGTCATAGTAACCATAATCCTTACGATCAAGTGCGGCTAATGCTTCAAAAAGGTCAAAGTCTACCTTTTCAAATTTTTCATCAGTTGGAGTTTTTGCTTTCGCCATATAATTCTACTATAGCATTTTCGCCCCATACTTTCAATGCGTACTGTTCCGCTTCATCTTTATTTTCAAACAACATAGGAGCCAGATGAAACTTACTATCGCCTTGTGTAACCCATAACCAATCACCGTACTCGCCGTGATGATCTAGTGCGATAGGAACTTTGATACCATACTTCATTAAAATACCTGATTGTAGTCTACGATTTCACAGTTGCGACTAATTTCTTTTACGAAATATACACAGCGAGGTTTAGGACCATCATCAATAGGCACACATAAGAATTGACCATTACGCAATCTTGGGGCGTACCAAGTTACATCATGATAGATGTCTACTATTTCAATCGGAACAAATGTAGGGCTGAACGAACTCAATGGATTGAATTCAAATGCACTGAAGCCACGATCATTAAGACTACTCAATGGTAATGTTTCAAGGTCCCCGTGTTCTTTTTCACCAATCAATACTTGCCAATCCAATGGCATTTTGATAGTGCGATTGCCTACAGTTAAAACTAGTGCCGGTGTATTAAAACTTTCTAAAAAGATTAGTGGGATATAGTGATAGTCTACATTTTGCGGGTTGCTGTTATCAAGAATAGCAAACCGTAAATCATCTATTTCTTCAGGTAATGTTTCTAAATTATAATATTTGTTTTCTAATGTTAGTATACGCATGTTGTAATTTTACTACTGTTGTTATTAATAGTCAAGTTTTTCTAATGTAAATGGATACTTTGCTTCTTTGTAATATGCTTTACGTTGTGTGAGATGGCGTTTGGCAAACTTACAATCGCTAGTGATATCCCAAATCTCTACGTTATCTTTGTCTTCCGCTTTACGAATACCGCGACCTATACTTTGGATTACACGTACAAATGATTTGCCGGGCTCAATAAGAACAAGATTGAATATACGAGGGATATTAATACCCACAGCAGCAACTCCATAAGTGGCAACAATAACTTTAGTATCGCTAGTCTTTACTTCATCGTATTCT